ATATGTGGAAGCAGCGTTAGCAAAATCAGCACAATTTTCAAATACGTTTGCTCCCGTTGTTGTTCCTGATATGTTTACCCAAAATGTTGCTAAACTATATATTAAACCATTTGGATTTGTATATATATAATTTCTAAGACTATCATTTGTCCAATTTGTCCCACTTGAATTATATGTATCTTCACTAACCTCATACATTGTATAAGGTGTATATTCAATCCAAAAATTTGGTATATCAAATATTCTAAATGAAGATGTAAAACCTGATGTACTTCCTGTTAATGAACCAACCTGTTGGTCATAATAAATTGACCATATAAAGTTTGTATCTATTAAATTTGGTTCTGTAAAATTGGTTTTAAATTTGTAAATAGTGCCGGGTTCATCACAATAATAATAGAAGAAATATCTTTCAGGATATGTTTGTGGATTAACATTGAATTGAACTAATTCAACCTTTGTTAATTCTCTATTTGTTAAGTTAAATTCATTAATCTTATTAACTAAAAAATATTGTTCATTAAGTTTAATAACATCATTATAATTTAGATTCTGAATATCTGAATATTTTAAATCAAAATAACCATTAACAAATCTTGTATTTGGGTCGTATAAATTAGTAATTCTATTCTTATAGAAAGTATTATATACATCATTTTCTGTGTATGTGTTATAAGTCTGTACACCAATATCTACTGGCAATTCTGAATTGAATAAAATAGATAAACTATCATTATTAATTTTATATTGGTCAGCAAGACCTTGTGGCATCGTATGTGAAATATTTGGTATATTATCATAAAAACTTATAATACCTGCTCCTGATGGTTGTAATTTAACAGTATAAGTATTATAACTGAATGTATAATTAAACACTTCACCAACTGTATCAATAAATGGATTAATACCATTCATCCAAAAGAATAATTTTGGTTTTGATTTTACACCTTTGTATAACCATCTAACTTGATTGTCATAAGAACTAATTTCACTTCCTGCTGAATAATTAATACCCAATGGTAAACCAATATTGTCATCCCATTTTCTAACTAATTCTGTTGATAATATTGTTTCAATTTTCTTTTCTTCTGATTTAAATGCTGTTGGATTATAAACAATATTTCTTCCGTATATTCTATTATTTCTAATTTTAAATTCTCTATTACCCTCATCACCATCTTCTTGGTCTGTTAGATGTAAAGTACTTTCAATATAGTTTAATGCCGGTTCAACGGTGAATCCTTTATCAAATGATAATTTATCGGTCCAATCATATATTTGACCTGTCCCCATATAAAAATCAAATGGTTCTATAATAATATCATTTGGAATTTCAGGATGTGGAATAAATACCAAATTGAATTTCTTTGCAATTGATGATAATAAATCTATTTGTTTTATATTTTCATCAATAACCAAACTAAAATCCACAAAATCTCCATCACCAAAGTTTACAACTGTACCTACAGGCGATGGAAAATATCTTAATGTACTAATGTCAGCAACAGGTATATCATCATAATAAAATCCAAAATCAAATCCTTCTACCGCATTGATTGTAACTCCACTTGTTCCTGCTGGTATTAATCCAAATTCACTATACGGAAACATATTGGCAAAACCATATGTAATATCATCTAAACAAAAACAAGGAATCCCTGTTCCTCTTTTACAAACAAAAATGTTTAAAGTAGATGGTGCAGTTGTACTACCACTATAAATTAACTCAACACCTTCTTTTGGTAACTCTTGTATGTTATTTAATTTATAACTAAACTTAGTTCCCTCAGAACTAAAATAACCATATAGATATAATGATTTAATCCACGGCGTGTTCATAAAATCACCGCTAATGGAATAACCATATGTTTTAAACATTAATTGAATTAAACTCCAAACATTCAATGCTGGTTTTAATTGATTATCTCTTAATCCTGTTGTTGGTGAGTTAATATAATATTCTTCTACACCTGCAGCGTATGCTTGTGTTGTACCTGTGTAAGCAGCAATTGGTGATGTTGATGTATAAAGTCTTGTTTGTTCGGGAGTTGATCCTGAAAGGTTTGGTAATGTTGCACCACTTGTACTTTCATAATTGTAACCATTGTGAACAATAGGATAAAAAAATGGATAAGGATATTCATCTTCTTTAAAAAAGTTTGATACATACCATCTTTCTCCAACTCTATCTTTATTAAAATAATGATTAAATGTAAATTCATTTGGTGAATAAAGAACAGTATCTTCAGTACCATATTCTAAATCTTTTAAAAGATTATTACCCATCTTACCAAACAAATCACCAATTGTTGAATATAATGTTACGTCATATTCTTTCTTTGAATCTAATACAGATACTTTATTTAATCTCATATAACCCTTAAAATAGGATTGGTCATTTAATAAAACCTCAACATTAACTCTTTGTGTAGCATTAAAATATAATGATTGTGCGTCCACATTAAAAAAATCCTCAAAGAATCTATTGTTCTTTTTTGAACCAGGTAATATTAAACCAACTGAATAGTCTGAATTTTTCTTACCAATATCTTGTAACTCTGCAATAGATTTATTTAACCTAATAGGAATGTCACCGTATAAATCTAAAAATTGATATTGAGTTATTGGGTTCCAAAACGATGGGTTACTTGGAGGTACGTTATTTGTATTACCAGTTACTAAAGAAACATAAGGGTCACCATCATATTGTGCTATTTGATTAACACCATATGTTGTACCCGTTGACCACGTACTTCCTGATATAGTATCGGGAATATTTGTTAAAACTCTTAATACTGTTTGTTGTTGACTCATAAATTAAAATCCTCTGTTTACAAAGAATGTATCTGCGTTCTTCAATGTTATTTTGTACTTATTCAATTTTTGATGGTTCTTATTAATTGTTTGTACTTCTGTTGATAAAATTTGAACAGGTCTTAAATCCTTATAAACTTTATCTTGTCTATCCATCGGTGATATAAAATCATCTTGAACTAAATAAACTTGTGGTGAATAGAATAGTTGTTCTAACCAATTACCAAATGGAACCGATAGATAATCAGATTCCAATACAATTTCTTTATCTAATGCAACATCAAATGTTTTAACAGTTCTACCAAAATCTCTATCGGGTGCTGCTAAATCTGTTGAATAATATCTACTATCGTATGTTTGTGTTCTAATCTTTTTTGTATCTTGTCTGTACGCTGTGAATGTGTAATAATCATATCCACCCCTTGTATTTAAAAACGCAAGTCTTGTATTTTCAGGTTTACAGTTTACATCAATATAGAAATAGAATTGTTCTGATACAGGACCTATTGGACCTATGGATGTTCTACTTGCACTATTTGTTGGATAAGCATAAAACAATTGAACCGTATAATATGCTACATTACTCCAATCAATTGAACTTACAAATACATTGTCAATATCCACTGGTCCACATGGTAGTGAAAATACTTTTAATGTATCAGTATATCCTGTTGGTGATGCGTATGTTGTACCTGAGAAATTTAATTGTTGGTTAAATGAATAACCAGATATTTTTACATTATCCTCATCAAAAAATTCAAATACTGCGTAGTCTGCTTCTATTACCATTCTGTCCCCTGATTGTCCGTTTAGGTAATATAATACATAATTTTCTGAATCTTGTATATACTGAATGCGTGGTGCATCAGTTAAAAATCTTGCTGTCTCACTCATCTCAGGTAGAGATGGATAATCCATAAGATATTGTGACATTGGACTTAATCTTCTATTAATATCAATTGTATTAATAGTTAATCCTGTTCCAACAACAGTTCCAATTTCTTGGTCAAAGTTTGGAAGGATGTATTTGTCTGTTGCCATTTGAAAGGCACCACCAACATAATCAAAGTACTCACCTGTGTTGGTAAATCCTGATGCTGTAAATCCTGTTGATGTTACACAGTTTGGAATGTTTGTATAATGGTCATAATCGTTTGATGGAGTATTACCACTATATTCTGTAACTTGAGTTGTACCTGATAAATAACTATAACCGTACTTGTAATTGGCTTTAATACTATTTGGATATGGATTGTTGATATTAATTTGATCCGTTGTACTATACCAATTGTTCAACCAATAATATGTGTAATGTTGTGATTGAACATAATTAGACATATAGTCGTATGGTCTCAAATTAAAATAATACGAATAGGTAGAACCTGATAATGTAATTTCATATGGAACCAAAGACATTCTACCAACCTTTGAACCATTACCATACAAATCAACATCTAATTGTATGGAAGAAACATATGTGTCTCCTGTTAGAGTAATACCATAAGTTCCACCTCTTTGGTAAACCATATCGGTTGACCTACGTAATTGTGTATTACTATTTAAACCATTACTGTATAATTGTGTGTATCCAAATGTTGGCATATTATATTCCTTCTATTAAATTGATTAATTCTTCGTAAGCCTCATCACCTAAAAGTTCCATAATCTTTGGGTCGTTACCAATTGTTTCCAACGCAACATCCAAAAAGTTTGATGGTCTTATTCCGAATTTCTTTATGTTATTCTGTATTGCAAACGCAAAACTTCTATTTGTTATAAACTGTCCTTTTTTATTTCTACCTTTTATACCTCTACTCTTAATCCAATTTTCAATTGCTGAAATTGGGACACCTTTTCTGCCAGGTAGTCTTCCTGATTGTACCCATTGTGCGTATTGTTCAGCAAGTACTTCAATTATAGCACTATGATTTGGTTTTTGTACGACATTTACTTTTATACTATTTCTCAACTTACCTGACGCAACCTTATTACCGACCCCCTTGAACTTGGCAAACCCGAATGGGTAACGCTTCTGTTCAAGGGTCTTTTTTAATATTGTTTCAATAATGGGTGCTATCTTTTCTAAGTCCATGTTATGATGGGTTTATAATTAAAAATGCTACAGTATCATTATCACCGTTATGGTTTGATGTTATTGTAAATGTATTTGTTCCTTTTGATGATACAACAACAGGTCCTGCGTTAGGGTGATTGTTAGTTTGTTTGGTTAAGTATATTAAACTATTTGCTGTAACTAAAGTATTTGATACTGTTGCTGTACCAGGGTTTGCACCATCTAACGCTACTGTTCCCATAGTCTTATTTGAACCTGATGCGAATAATACGTTACCTGTTACCGCAAATGAACCTGTTACAGTTAAAGGGGCACTACCACTCTTAAACATAATAGGTTGAATAGATTGTGGTAATTGTACATTGAAATAATCTTGTGCCTCATCAATGCCTTGTAAAGAACCTAATATTAAGTTATTAGATCCAGTTGTATAACTTGTTGCCTTTGCGAGAATTATGTTATTAGAACCTGATTTAATACTGATAGTACCAATACCTAACATCAAGTTGTTTGAACCACTTCTAAAACTGTTAAAGTTACCACCCATTACATAGTTGTCAGTACTATCTGATGTAATACCAAACTGTGTATCTGTTTGGTCCATATTAGATTGACCTAAGAAGAAACCTACTTTTCTTGTTGGGTTAAAGAATAACTGTGCTTGGTTGTTACCATCCGCAATTCTAACTGAACCTGACTCATTTGACATTCTCATTGAACCTGATAATATAACAAATGTACTTGAAGATGTATTGATTGAACCTGTAATTACTGTATTACCAACTATTTGATGATTAGAACCAGATACTTTTAATGAACCTGTCATTCTATTATTACCTGAACTTTCAATGTGTATTGCGTTTGATCTTGCTCCCGCTCCTGTTCCATTACCCACAACAAATATTGCTTGGTTTGCGTCTTCTTGTAATGAACCTGTTGCGTTGAATCTACCAACATATACCGTTCCACCTTGTGTTGGTGCTGTGGATGATGCTGATACAATTAACTCCTGACCCAATAATGCGGTTGATACTAAGTGTCCACCTGTACCACCACTAAAATTTGAATTTACAACGTTGGACCTACCACTAATTAAATTAGAATTAAACGTTCTTCTTGTTCCACTATTTGAACCTGTAACTACTAATGAAATACTATTACCATTAAATAAGTTTTGAGTTACATTTATATTATCTACCGCTGTTGAAACAGATGAACTATAATTATTTGTTACAGTAACAGCACCAATATTTCCTTGATAAATTATTGATGAACTATTATGATTTAAGTTAGTAGTTAAATTACTTGTAAAAAGGTTTCCAACAATACTTGCTTGTGTATTTGGGGTTGTTATATTTTGAGTTGATATTACACCACCACCAATAACACCATTAACATTGAAGTTGACACTACCTGATTGATGGTTCAGATTTATTGCGCTATATATTAAGTTATTACCAATATTTGGTGCCGCTAATGAACTTGTTGTAAATTGTAGGTTTAGTCCTGCCTGTAACGCGTTGTTATTTATTGTTGGTCTTAATAATGACCCTGTTCCTAATGTTGGTATTGTTGTACCAATATTACCAAAACCATTAAGATACCCATATGTTCCTGCGGTTACTAATGTATTAGTTCTATTACTACCACCTAATAATATATTATTGGAACCTGATATAACTATTGAACCTGTAAGGTTATTAGTTAATAAACCTGAACCAGATGATGCTGTACTATTTCCAAATATTAAATTGGTTTGTAAATCAGGATTAGAACTTGTTATATAACCAAATGGTATAGATAAACTACTTGATGTATTTAATTGTGATTGTATTTTTATAATACCATTATTAACTGTTCCACCAATTAATGAACCTGATATAACTGTATTACCTAATATTAAACTACCTGTTATATTTTGTGTTGATGTAATTGAACCTGTTGTAATAACACCATCTAATGATGGACTAACACCACTTGTTCCTGAAGTACCTGAACTACCATCAACACCACTTGTACCACTTGTTCCTGATGAACCTGTTCCTCCTGATGTACCACTAGTACCAGACGTTCCTGAACTACCATCCTGTCCTGATGTACCACTACTTCCTGTTCCACCTGATGTACCACTTGTACCTGAACTTCCATCCTGTCCACTTGTACCACTAGTACCTGATGAACCACTTGTTCCACTACTTCCACTTGAACCATCCGAACCACTTGTCCCTGAAGAACCACTTGTCCCTGAAGAACCAGCAAGACCCGATGTTCCTGATGTACCTGATGAACCTGTACCTCCTGTTATGGGAATATTGTTTACAGTGAATGAACCTGAGATGTTTACCGCAGTCAAACTCATCTGTAATGGACTATTACCACCCAAACCATCTTGAATAGTTTGAAGTGACGATGTTAGTCCTGTTGTACTATCCGTTAATTTTATTAATCCTTGAAAGGATTGTGATACGTATAAATTAGTTAATTGACCCATTTTATATTATATTTTGTGTTTTAAGTGTTTTCCCAATCTGTGTTTACGTTCTTCCAAAGTTCAGCAAGTTCACTCCATGTACTACCAGGTATAAATGGTAATATAGGAAGTACACATCTATCGTACGAGAACTTCTGTACAAAGTGAAAGTCTAATATCCATCCTGAAAGAATCGTCTCAGTTTTTTCATAGAATGGTTGAACCGTTGCGTCCCATCCTGCTTCAAAGTCTGATAAATACAACTTAGTAAAAAAGTCTTTTACTATTTCTAATTGGTCAGACAATACATCTTGTTGATTTGAAATATCGTTATTTAGTTTATCTACAAAGAACACCTTCCATCCCACATGAATTAAACCTGTTTCAAAATGTGTTGATTCAGGCATTACATACATACGAGGATATTGAGGTTCCTGTTTTGTTATTATATCGTTTGTTAATTGTTCAACATCCCCAAATCCATAAGAATTAATTTGTAGGTGTACGTCAGCAAACTCTTCAAATTTATTTAAAACGTATTGATAACTTGTGAATTGCTGGTCCTCAGGGAATTGGAAATTACCTAATGTAGGTAGTACACAACTGTTATAATCAAACGCTACTTGAAATGATAGGTTCAATGTCCATCCACCCAAGATTGTCTCAAATCTTTCTAAGAAAGGAATAACATCAGGTCTTTGGTCTACAACCAAATCCCAACTAAAGTCTCCTTGTGCTGCTGTGAATGATTGTAATATAACTGTCCAAATATCTTTAACAATCTCCAAAGTATCAGACATTACCTCACTTTGGTTTGATTGGTCATCTTCAACTCTATCCATTATTATTATGGATAAACGATAGACTAAACGATTCTCATCTAATTTAACCTCACCAGGTACAATATACATTCTTGTATATCTTGGTTCCTGTTTCGTTGTTAAATCATTTGTACACTGCGCAAGGTCACCAAACCCGAAAGATTTAATCTGTTCGTGATTGTATGCTATTGAACTGAAGTACGTTAATAACTGTTTATAATTAATTGAACTTGTATTCATCTACTTTTAAATATAAAATAATCTAAAACGTTATATGAAATTATACCATCTCCCCATTGGCCTTCTTCATTAATCTCTGTTGTTCTTCGTCATATTGAATTAAGAAGGATAGTTGGTTGAGAACTTCCATTATTTTTTTATTGAAGATGTACTCATGTTTTGTAAAATCATTTCCAGCAATTCTGTTGACGACAAGGAACCAACCGTAGACTTTCTGAAAACTATTGCCCATATCAGTTTCCTCATCTTCCATGTGAGTTTGATTTTGGTCCACATCGAAATTTTCGGGATCGAAGACAGCCGGGAATAACTTAAAAATTTGTTTGCGTAGTTGATAAAAAAAAACTGTGCTCCAAGTATATACTTCACATCTAATTTGGTTTTGAACAATTCGGCTCGTTCTTCCATCTTCTTTAAATCATATTTTTCAATGTCAAAGTCGTGTTTGGACCTTTCGTGAATAATTGGTCTATACATAATTGATGCTAGTATGTGTAACATATTAAGTAAGTCATCCGCCTTCTTCGTTGAGATGGTATCCATATCCACAAATTCAGCAAAGGTTAAATCCTTCCAATTTGGAAAGAACCCATAATGAACCCCATCAATTTCAAACCTATCTTTAAATTCAGGTTTATCAACAGGTATTAATGACATTACATATGCTGCCAAATAACTTACTTCCTGATAATCAGATTCTAATAAATCCTCAACCTTTGCTCCACTTACTATGTTTAATAGTTTTGCTGCAAAATAATCCTCAGAGAATAAATCTCTAATCTTAAATATCTTAGTGTAATTCTCAATTGATATAAAGTCAGGGACCTTATATTCTACTTCATCTATTTTAAATTTAATCATATATGTATATATATTTTATCCTACGAATGCAATGGAATATCTTCCTGTTGCTTTCATATTTTTTATTTCAAAGTACATTCTCATCATTAGTGCATCCGATAAGTCAGGTGATTTACCCAACACTTTCTTCATATCGTCTTTTGATTGTACTTGTACTTTATTATCTTTATCTACGTCTTTTAATTTGACTGCTAATAGTTCTTGTGTTATTTCATCAACAGTTGATGGTTCCATTATATTAATACTTATTTTCCCTTCTTTAAATAGTTCAGATAGTTTAACATAACATTGGGACTTTAAGTTACTGAAGTTCTGTTCGTGTAATGGTCTTGCATTGTTCACAAAGTTGGTTCCTCTAATCTGGTCCGCAACTCCGCCTCCAACTCCATCACTATCCACAATTACATTATTTGGGTGTACACCGTATTTCTGTATTAGTTCCCTTATTTCGGACGATAAATCTGTGGTTGATAGTTTGGTATAGACATACACTTCCAAGACCACCAGTCCACTCCAAACAACCGCAACGGACCTGTCTGAACCAAATCTTGCTACGTCCACTGAGATATACTTCTTATCTGTTGGTTGTGGTGATAATTTAAACATACTATTGGATATTGAATCAAAGTCAAAAATATTATCTGACTCGTCCATATAATTCCAATCCCCTTCCAATAATCTCTTTCTTTGTTGTGGTGGTAATGACTTTAACATCTCAATATAAGATGCTGGTAAGTGTGGGTTGTCAAGGGGTAGTGCTGGTACAAACGCCATATTGTCTGGCAAGGTTTCCTGAATGTATGGAAGATAGAAGACCTTCTTCAACCAAACTTGGCCAGGGTTACAAGTCATTAATATCTTTGGTGCCAGACAATATTGGTCAAGTTTAAAACGAATACGAGACTTTAAGATATTGTAAGAAAGTTGTGAAGTTTGTGATGCCTCATCGACAAAAACTGCGGTAAGTTCCAAACCTCCTAATGAATCAAAGTTTGGGTCCGATGGTTGGTACTGTAAATCTTTTAATACTATCTCAGACTTGTTTGTAAAGGTTATGACATTACTTTGTCCGTTGTAGACATAATGTTCCCCTGACTTTAATCCCATTGATTGTAGGGTTTCAAATAAAGTATTGAGTGTGGTTAGTTTTAATTGTTGTAATACTGTACGACCAATCAAACATCTAATCCCTGCGTATTTTAAACATAATGTGGTTACCCATAAACATCCCAACCAAGATTTACCAGCACCGGCGGATCCTCCGTATAATACTTCGTTGGTTGTATCATCCATTAAGAGTTTCCACGCTTGTGATTGTTTCTTAGTTAAGTTTATGTTTACCTCCATATATATGTATATAAATTGTCA